GAGAGTGGCTTCCCATGGACGGCTGGAACGGAACCGTTCCGGACGGCGGGAACACCACCGTGGTCCGCACAGAAACCGTCCGCCTCCCGCAGGAGTGGGCGGTCTATGGTGGACAAGTGGTCTCCAAGATCCCGTGGCACGAGCTGCGGGGTCTTGAAGAAAGGATGGCGCGTAACCTGCGCCATCCGTAAAAAGGCTCCCCGATTCGGGGGCAACCCGGCCTTGGAGAGAAGGCATAGCCGAAAGGCGATTGACGGGGCTTCGGCCCCTTTTTTACCTATCGCATGCATGCTTAATTGCAGCCAGTTACGGGTTATAAATATATACCGAGGGAAATCGGTTTTCCGCGCCCACTTCCGGACATAAAGGACCCGGAACAGCGTTGCGGCTAACCTGTCGCAGCCGATACCCGCGGAGATGCAGCCATGAAAAAGCTCATCAACTTCAAGTACGTCGTCACCCACCCCGGCCGCTCCCACCTGGACGAGCGCCTCGCCGTGGCGCTCGCCCTCGCCAGTCTTGGCCACAGCGTCCCGGTCTACCGCCGTGAACCCAGCCGCGAAGAGGTAGAGGACTGCAATGTCCTCGTCCTAGACGTCGGCGGCGAGAACACGGACTGGTGGAACTGCTTCGATCACCACCAACTCCCCCGTGAGCACGCGCCAGAGTGCGCGTTCAGCCTTGTTGCTGACGCCATCGGCATGAAGGCCGAACTTGAGGCGTTCTACGGGTGGTTTGGGACGTGGCGCCAGATTGACTCCAAGGGCCCGTTCGCCTGGGCCCGCGAGCACGGGATCGATTGGTCCGTTGCGTCCACTCTCCTCAACCCTGAAAACGACCTGATCGGTCGCTGGTGGGAGGAGGCGAGCGGAGAAACTCCGGTCGATCCGGCTCTGGTCGACCGACTCCGCAAGGAGGGCGAGCGCATCATCGCCGGTGCGTCGAAGTTCCGCGAGTTCTGCAACGAGGTCCACGCCAAGGGCCTCAAGCTGGACGTCGACGGCATCCCCGTCTATGACCTCCGTCAGTTCGACGCCAACGAGTCCCTCGACAATGGGAACAAGCTGGCGAAGGCCGACGGAGTCAGGGGCGGGGTGCTCGTCAGCCGTGACAACCGCGGCCCCGGCGACTCCTACTATCGCCGGGAGGACGACCCCAAGATGAACTTCGCCAAGTGCGGCGACAAGCCGTACGCGGCATTCGCCCATGTGGGCGGGTTCATTCTGAAGACCAAGGAAGCCGGAACCGACATCCAGTCGGTGATCCGCGACGCCAAGGCCTAGTCCCAAAGCCCCGTTCGTCCGCAAGGACGTTCGGGGCTTTTCTTTAGCCATTGTGGAAATCATTAAGACGAAGGGCTTATCGGTTATAACAACATGCAGGGGAACGGTTCTCCGGCTCGTGCACGGCGAATTCCGTGAACTCCCCTGAAGGAGGCTTCTTGATGCAAATCACGAAGGAAAACTACTTCGTCGCATCGGCGGCGGAGTTCAGGGCCATTCCCAGAAAATGGTCCCTGGCCCTCCTGAGAGGGGGCGAAAAGATGCGCCTAGGGAACCAGACGTTCCTTAAGACCCACACAAGCGTGGGCGGCGCGTTCGACTCCTTCAGCGCTTACTGGGAAAGCGTTGACGGTTCGACGCTAATCAGGGTGTCGGACCACTGGTCGAAGGCGGCCACCAAGAAGGTGAAGAGCTGTCAGAATATCCGGAGCTGCTACTGGTGGTTGCGCGGAAAGGCCCGTGTCGTCAAAAAGAACGGCCGTAACCTAACCGGCGGAATCGTCAGATTCTGTGATATGGTGGAAGCTTGATCCGCCCCCGCATCGAGAAAACGCGGGCAATCCTCCGGTCACGCACCGTCACCGCGTGTTCCAGCCGTCATCGGCTGCCGCCCTCCGGAATGTCTGGAATTTCCGGTGCAAAACGCAGGGCGGGCAAGACTGAACGTGGAGCGATAACCACGGGCGATCCAACCTGCCGGTTCTGGGGGAAGAGAGGGGCTGTGCATCCAGTGCAGATTCCTTTTCTTTAGCTGTCAGATGTGCTATACTGATCGCATGAAACTTACCACAACCATCCTTTCTCTCGTGCCGTCGGCACTGCTGGCCGGTCAGCTCAACGTGCAGCTCGAGAACGACTTCCCGTGGCACGATGACGCCGACTACACCCACGGAACGCGGATCGAGTACGTCCAGGACGCGTTCCGATTCGGCGTGCAGCAGCAGATGTACACGCCGCTCGACCTTCGCAATGCCGATCAGATTCCAGGTCGGCATCCGTACGCCGGTACTCTGCTAGGGTTTGTCGGATACAAGGACCCGGAGCCGCTGACGGGCTCGCTCTCGTTCTACCACGACGTGGAACTGTATGCCGGCGTCCTCGGGCCATCGTCCCATGCGGACGACGTTCAGCGGTTCATACACAAGGTTCTAGGGTGCAAGGATCCCAAGGGGTGGGGGCACCAGCTGCACGACGAGTTCGAGATCGGGCTGTCGTACTGGCCGGGCCTCGACTGGCGCGTTGCAGGCGAGGACTACGGGTGGTCCCTACACTGGGTCAACGAGGTCGGTGGCCTGCTTGGTACCCTTCAGATCGCCGGAGGCGCCAATACGGAGCTAAAGCTTGGCTATGGATTCGTGACGGCCGAGGATGACCACGAGATGCGCATACGCGCCGTTCACGAGCCCGTCGGGCACGTCTACGCCCTTGTTGGGGCCGAGGGTCGCGTATGGGGCAGGAATGAGCTTCTGGAGGGCAACGCGTCGTACGTCCACAACGGGGACACGATTCCCGTGGACATGGAGACGCTTACCGGCTGCTTCAAAGCCGGATTTGGGGTAAGATACAAGGCAATGGAGGCACAGTGCCTTTGGATGTGGTGGTCGCGGGAGTACAAGACGCAGGAAAGCGTTCCGCACTACATGTCGCTCACGATAGGCTGGAAATTTTAGTATAAATGGCTTAATTTTTGCCATTTTTGGGTCATAATATAATAAGCGGGACGGATTCTCCGTTCCGACTCCCTGAAAAGCGGGCGATTCTCCTGGACCAATCCGTTTCGGTGCGGATTCGGTCTATCGCAAGTTCGGCGTTGCCACGCCGGGCGCCCACTCCGCCAAAAGTGGAAAGGTTTCAAACTGTCTTCCTCAAAAAGACACGTGGCGCTCCTTGGGAAAGAGCGCCACGGGTTGTATGCGACGCCAAGCGCATCGACCGAGATAACAGCCGATACGGCTGCTCTGGATACGGGGTGGCAACCCTGGCCTGCGATGTATGGGCCTAAAAGTCCGAGTTCCCCTAAAATCCATGGGGATAAAGACACAATCATCGCGTCGTGGTCGAAGGAAAACGACCGCCACGTCACGGCTCGCGGACAAAGTCCGCTACTGGATGTCCGGATATACCGGAGGCAGTATACGTTCGGGGGTCGCTGCCCTCCGAATCGCGAACTAAAAAACCATAGAGGAGTAGCGTAGATTGCGGCGTTTGTAGGTTAACGCCGACGCCCCGGAGATTCGTCTGACCGGGGTCGTCCCACGACGATATGCCGACCCGCTGGTATACCGGGCCGGATGAACTGATATGTATACCACATCTTCGCACCCTGGCGCCGCGAAGCGCGCAGGGGAGTGGGAGAGTCGCCCACGGGACGGTGTGCCGCCGTCCTCGGAGTATCTATGTCGGGTAACGTATGCCCGTTCTCCGGAGGTAAGCCGAAAGGCGCATGGTCCTTGTCTGTGGACCTACCTAAGACTAAGCTGTAGACCTCAGGGGAGGGGCAGCGGTTCGCACTCCATTCCGATCGGTGCGAATGACGCGACTGGCGCGCAACGCCACCGTCTTTTGGGGGCCCGTCCGCAAGACGGGCCTGCGTCGGGGACGGGCTGCAAGGGTTCTTCCCGCCGGTGCCTCCGGCATGCAGTGAAGATGACGCAGCCTGCGGTGACGACCGCGGGCAAGCGACGGCTCGATGCCGTCGTGCGGAGAATGGCACGAGAACCGGCAGGCAGGCCGGAAAAGTGCCGGATGGGCGTCCAGGCAGCGCCTATCCAACCGGGGCACCGCATCTTCCGGGGAAACCCGGGGGGTGCGGTGCCGCTGGTTTTTTTCTGGATAGAACGACCATCATTTTACATATTGCATTCGATCAATTCAAACGGCAACTGCCAAAACAACCAACAAACAAACAACCAACCATGAAGACAATTCCGATCATAGAAGAGATGTTCGACGAGATGATAGCCGCAACGGACGCGCTTGAAAAAGCCATCAACGATCCCAACAACGATGCGGAGTCGCTCAAGAAGTTCAATGACGCCAAGATGGAGATGGTGAAAATCGGTTCCCATCTTGGAATCTGGTTTCGATGCATCAAGCAGCGCGAAGAACGCGAAGAAAAAGGAGGTGTCTGATGTCTAGGAACAGGTCAAGGCACTGGCATTTTTCGTTGCTTGAACCACGGAAAATGTTCTCCGATCGCAGCTCGGTCGAAATCGAATTCATCGACTCGGCAACGCGCGTTGTGATCGAGGCCCCGAAGGTCAAGATCTCCATCCCGAGGGAAGTGGAGGCGGCGGTCACGCCGCCCCCTCCGACGGAAGCGCAGCTACGCAAGGAGCTGCGGTGCGAGGAAGCCAAGCTCCGCATCCAAAGGGCGGCGAACGCCCAGTGCGGATCCCACAGCTCGCTCGGGAACTACAAGGACCTCTGGACGACGATGTGGCACGTGGAGCGCCTGCGCTCCATGCTGCACGACGTCGATCCGGCCACCGGCATGCGCGTCAGGCACCCGGGGGTCCTATCCGCGTACCTCGCCAGGAAGAACGCGGAACTGGCGGCATCAACCGAAAAATCCCTTATCCAGTAACAGCGGCGGGATAGCTTTTTTGGGGCCTGGTGTATTGCGGTATCCAATACCGACGGTACACCAGGAATCCCGAAGAGCTTGGGAGGGAATAGATTCCCTCCCTTTTACCAATCAGCGGATAGCTGAAGCGATGTGCAGGACGCTAATAACACGCCGATCCGATGACATATCGGAAGCTTCAAATACGGCCAGCCGTAAATAGACAATCCGGTGTTTACCGGAAGGCCACGAAAAAACGCCCGATAAAAAAAAACAATCCCGTGTAATACGGGAAGCATGCCCCTCCAGACGAAAGGAAACAAAAATGAACAACGAAAACACCAACGAAGAAGCCAAGAAGTGCTTCGTCATCACGATGAAGCTCAAACCTACCAAGGAGCAATACGGGTTCATCATGAAGTGGATCCACAATGCCACGCTCCTTTACAACGTACTCCTGGAGCGATCGCTCTCGGAATTCAAGTCGATGTTCGAGAACGAGAAGTTCCGCGACTGCTGGAACTTCGGGTGGAAGTCCCGAAAGCTCGGAAAGCTCCGCATGGTCCTGAAGAAGCTCGAGGCGAAGAAGGCCGCCGGTAAGCTCATGAAAGAGGACGCCGAGTCGCTCGAAACGCTTCCTGATGACATCCGCAAGCTCGAGAACGACATCGCGTACGTCCACGACGAATACTTCCCGGACCTCCCGGAGGAGAAGACCTACACGGCCGCCTACAAGGAGGCCGTCGGCTTCGTCAAGTCCTGGGTCATCAACGAGCCGGAGCAGAACGCGTTCGGCTACAAGCCGTGCCGCTTCGACAAGTTCGGATGGATCGGCCTGGGCGGCTGCATCCTCCAGAACGTGGCCGTCGACGGCGAGAAGCTCTGCGACAACGGGGTGAACAGCGGCATGGGCCAGGCGATCTCCGAGCGGCTCTGGCAGGCATGGGAGAAGAAACTGGCCTTCGAAAACTTCGGCAAGGCCGTGTTCCTGCATGCCAAGGACCGCCCCCTGTACTCTGTGAAGTTCAAGAACAACACCGGGTGCATCCACGACATAGAGAACCGCACGATCACGTTCCGCTTCAAGGACGGCGGGGAAAAGATGGCCTTCACGGTCCCGTACAAGTTCGGTAGAAAGAACCGTCCGGACGTGTACATCGAGGAGGCGCTCGGCTACCTCCACGGGAAGCCGCCGGTCCATACCGCCGTCATCACCCGCCAGATGGGTCCGACGCTCGATCTCTACGTCCAGTTCACGATTCCTGGCAATCCTCCCTCCAAGGGGCACAAGCTAGGAACCGGAACGTGCGGCCTCGACCTCGGCCCCGAGTTCGTGACTTGCGAGAACGGACGCGAGGTGCGCAAGTGGCACCTGCGGAACCCGAAGAAGCTGACGGAGTTCATCGACGACCTTCAGGTCAGGATGGACGAAGACGACCGTCTCCACAATCCAGACAATTACGACGAGAACGGCGTTCCAAAGAAGGGTGTCCGCAACAAGCACTCCGAGGACTATGAGAAACTCCGTGCCAAGCTCGCCTACGCGAAGTTCCGCCTCACGGAATTCCGCAAGAACGAACATGGCCGGTTCATCAAGCAGGTCCTGCTGATGGGGAAGGACTTCGTCACGGAAAAGGATCCCGTCAAGGAGTGGCAGCAGCGCCTGGAGGAGCCGGAAGGCCCTCTCGGCAGCAAAGCCAACTACGGAGAGGAGATCCTCAACTCCGCGCCGGCCGAGTTCGTCACCCGCCTGGAGCGCAAGCTCGCGGAACTTGGTGGCACGATCCGTCGCGTCCCGTGCGACATCGCCTGCACTCAGTTCGACCACACGAACGGGACGTTCACGAAGCGTTCCGTGTCCGAACGCGCGTTCAAGCTCTCGGACGGCTCCGAGGTGGACCAGGACGCGATCGCAGCGTACAACCTGCGCCACACCAAGGAGGAGTTCGAGATGGTCGGAAGCGGCCGAAACGCGAAGCCGATGAAGACACCGAAGAACTTCGACGTCCGCGGCATGAAGCGTGACTACGCCAAGTTCCTGGAGGCCCAGGCCGAATGGAAGAGGGCGTACGACGGCGTTCTGAAATCCGAGGCATAGCTCGGAAGGTACGAGCATCAATGGACGCAAAGCAATCCTAGGCGCCTAGGAAGGTTATCTCCTCGTTATTTGTTCATAGGAAGCAGCGTGCGTAGAACTGCCCCTCCGGCCTCAACACGGCCGGAGGGGTAATACGCCGCGTGGCGGTAGAGCGAGACAGTTCTAATTAGGCAGTCCGTGGCATAGCACGGAAGAGGAGTTCCTGGATAAGTCGATAATGCAATCCGATGGCTTATCGGAATGGAAGTATCATGGTTTGTAGTCATTTTCGCTTTGTTCAACAATCCGCTGTCGTAGCGGAAGTCGGGTTTGCCGTCCGTATCGCATGCAATCCGGTGCATACCGGAAGGAGGGTGTCAAGCGATTTTAACGATCCGTTGTCTAAACGGAAGACACACCACGCCGCTCGAAAGTTTTGCAATCCGGTGCATACCGGAAGTACGACCCGACTTGTGGATCTCCAATCCCATGGAAACGGGAAGGCCGGCTGCGAACGGGAACTAACGAATCGGCACGATTGCCGAAGGGGTAAAGACGGGAATGATTTTCGCAATCCGGCGCATGCCGGAAGGAACAACTCCGCGCAGATACGTAAAGGAAATGCGGCGCCGACGCCGCAAGGCTGCATAGCAGTCGTTCTTGAAGAAAGGAAAAACATGACAACATACAACGTCTACTACAAAGAAGGGCGCGACACGAAGGTTTGGTGCGTCAAGGCGTTCGACGAACTCGACGCGAAGGACAGGTTCGCCAAGTGCCATTCGAAAAGGTGCACGGTGACCGACGTGGAGGAGATCCGATGATACCGAAATCACGCGACAATACATGCGGCAAGTGCGCGTACTCGTACATGTCGAAAGGAGTATGCCTCTGCGACCTGGACGGAAAGCGCATAGACCCGGGCGCAAAAATGTGCAGAAAGGGGGACGGAAGTGCGTCGCCCAGCACATACGGCAGCATGCCGGACCCGCAGGCGTCCGCCGACATGCAGTACCACGGTTGCATGGTCGACAACATGGACCATCGATAGGAGGAATCGCATGTCGTACGCAAATTCCATATCAACATGGGAAAACCCGCTGCGCCTGACGGTCGCATGGGATTGCAGGCGCGACAGGTTCCCGACGGCTCCGGCGATGGACTACAACCACCCGCCGAAGGATTTCAAACCGAAAAACAATAAACCCGTAAAAAGGAGAAGAAAATGAAGCTGACCCCACAGGACACGACGATGGACCTGATGCTGAAGATGTCGGAAGGCAATCCCGGCGCTTTGATGGCCTGCATGGAGCTGTTCAAGCTCGGTACGCCCGGGGTCGTCGCGCTCATCAACCTGGACGACATCGGACTCTACGGCGAGAAGCTGTACATGCTGTGGAACGACTGCTGCGGCCGCGATGCCGAGAAGGTCGTCAAGGTCGTCAAGGCGCGCAACTTCGGAAAGCTGTCCGACAAGGACATCCTGGACCGCGTGTCTGGCGGCTATGGAAAGCCGTATACCGACGAAGAGCTTCTGTTGGACGATTCAAACGATTAGGAGGACAAATGAAAACCGTTTGGCACGTCTACATAGACGAGGACGATTGCAAGGGTCTTTTCTGGTACAGGAACCACAATGACCTGCCGACGACCGAGAGCTTCTCGAAGATGAAGCTGTTCGAGACGGAAAAAGGCGCCCGCCGCTACATGAACTCGCTGATCCGCGACATCGTCGACGACAGGCAGCATGATGCGAATATCAGCGAGTTCAAGGCGTATGACGGCGGGGAGTTCTACAAGAAAGTCACGTGGTGCGGCGGCATGACGCTCGAAGTGAAGGCCGTCGCGCGTGACCTCAGGAGATAGGAGGAGCATGGGCACGAGAATCGTCATGGCCGACCAGGACAAGGAGCTCATCCGCTCAACCCTGGTCCGCAATTTCAAGAAGTTCGGGATTCCGGAGGAAACTGCCGTCAAGGCCGTGACCTCCGGGTCCGTCCCGATGTACATGTTCGTGGTGCGGTGGATCTGCCACAACACGGACTACCCGGATACGAAGGTTTTGAAGAAGGAGCATTTCTTCAAGGGCTTCTACGCCTGGATGCACTACAAGGCCACCGTTGAGACGCTTGAAGCGAAGGACTTCACGGAGCCGTTCAAACAATGAAAATCAACAAATACACCAAAACACGAAAACTGAAAGGAAATACCAACATGAAGATCGAAACCATCGAGAAGTACCTTCTTGCATTCAAGAACGGGACGTCAACCGAAGTCAAGGACAAGCCGGTTTGCGGACTGAGATTCTGCTACGGGAACGACGACTACTTCAAGGTCGGGCGCTCTTTCGCCAATGACAACAACTTCAAGAGCGATCTCAAGGTCCGGCTGTCCAAGTCCGACGGCACGATCACGTACTTCGAGGACGACTACGAAGTGACCATACCGGTCGACGCCGTCTTCAGCGTCTCGGCATATTACGACGAACGCAAGATCGACGCGGAAAACTCCGTGGAGATCGTCTAACCCAATCCGTTGGAAACGGAAGCAGCAGCGCGGTAACCATGCAGCAATCCGGTGCTGCACCGGAAGTTCGTGACCTGGGCACATGCAGCAATCCGGTGTAGAACCGGAAGCGATGCGGCTAGTTGTGATGAAAAGCAATCCGGTGCTACACCGGAAGATGTGCGGACCGCTCCCATACAACAATCCGGTGTAGAACCGGAAGGAGGTATTGGTGGTCACTCCCTGGCCATGTAATCCTTCGGGTCGACCAGTATGTCCTTCGGGGATCCGGACGCGTTTCCTCCGTGGAACGCCGTCTTCGGGATCAGCGACAGGATGTCCAGTCCGGCCAGCCTGACGGCCATCATCAGGACGAAGCACAGGGCCATGGCGAAATCGTCCGGTCTGGCCGGGTCCCTCAGGTAGACTATGTGCGTAAGGCCCGACGACTCTATGATGTGCTCGTACGGGGACAGAAGATCGGCCGTGTACGGCTCGAATTCAAGGTATGGCGGGAAATAGATGCGGCCGTACTTGATGGCCATGAACATGGCCCTGAGCGCTGATGTCTTGTCTATGGCCCAACGGTCGTCTCCGCGGTTCGTGGTATGGAACTGCAGCGGGGTGTTCTGCCTCACGAAGTTCATCTGCACCACCCGGATTCCGAACCTGTTCATCATGATGAGGTTGTTCTGGAATCCAAGCCCGTAGTCGGCCGCCATGTACGAGCACTTGTACAGGAAATGGGCCTTCGCCATGTTCTGGTACATCAGGTCGGGGTCGAATGCGTGGTACCGCTGTCCGTACAGGACGTCCACGCGTCCGTCCGGGCGTATGCCGATGATGGTATGGACGGTGAACGAATTCTCCTCGGCGCCGCCCCAGTCTACGCCCGACAGCGTCATTACGTACCTGTCCACGTTGTGCCTAAGGACGTCCATGGACGGAAGGGTCGACTGCTGCCTGATGTGGGACTCGTCGATGATCCTTGACCCGGACGACTCGGAGATGCCGAACACCTCCTGCATGACAAGCGACGGAGGAAGCTTCTTGATGTCGTTCCAGATCAGGTTCCAGTTCACCTGGTGTTCCACCATGAACGGAAGTATGACCTGCGGTATGTGGAATCCGCGGAAGGTGAGATCCTTCTCCGGGGAGAACGCGACCCACCGGCCGTTTCGGACGTTGAGCCTGCCCCTGCATTTCGGATTCACGCAGTGCATACCGTCCGGTTGCGGCATGTCCATGATGTTGCCGTCCCGGTTCGGTATGTTGTCGTAGCCGCAATGTTCGCACCGTATGATCCACTCGCGCTTGGACGACTGCTGCCACAGGCGCTCGATCGTGTTGTCGAGCGTCTTTGCGGTTCCGGTGAACTTGCGTATGCCGTACTTGGACGCCTTGAGCGACTGCGAGATGATCGGGACCGTGTCGAACAGCTGGTCCTGGATCTCGTCGAAGTCGATCCTATCGGCCATGATTCCGCGGGCCCGGTCTGGTGACGTCTTCGCATACATCAACTGGAGGCCGGCGCCGTTCGCGAACGATTGGTGCCCTACGGCCTTCATGATCTTCGAATCTGACAGGACGCCCTCCAGCTCCTTCTCCTGAAGCTTCACGGCGAACGGACAGGACTGGATGGCCTCCTTTATATACAGCGTCGAGTACCGTTGCGCCTGAGATTGCAGGGGCGCGACATACAAGAGCTGTAGTTGCGGCGTGGACACGCAGTCGAAAATTTCCGAATAGGACAGGCTCTTGGACTTTCCGACCTGGCGTCCGCACATCAGGATGGTATCCCGTGCGTACTCCTTGTCGAAGAAGTCCCTCAGCTGGACATGGTCCTTGAGGGTGTACGGCTCCCCACGCAGTTTGAACAAGAAAGGCAACAAGTCTGCACGATGCACGTTTCCGAACATGCTAGCAACATTCGGATCGCGCGTTTTTGAAAAGATGCTAGACAAGGAACTTTCGGATGAAAGGTTCAGAGAACCGGAGCCATCAGTGCTGTTTTCGTTCGTCATATGGGGGAAGTTTCGGCTTTCTCGATGCCTATAGATTCGCCAACTACTCGCTTGCGAGCCTGTGGTCGAATCTGGTATCATTCCTGCATGTGGTCAATGCGATGCGCACTTCGGTACGCTACAACATATGACCGTAAATTGCAAGAACTAAAATGAACGAAATGGATCATCCAGAACCAAAGGTAAGAGTGTCCAAGTCCGCCCTGACATACCTGAGGCTACGAGACACGAGAGGCCATGCGGACGGGTGCGAATGCCCGAGCTGCGCAGAGGCCCGTGACAGGCTGTACAGCCACAAGCACAGGTACGGGATGAGGACCACGGTCACGACCCGGCGAGTAGACAGGATAGATCCGTCAAGAGAACTTTACTGACATGGCCGAATCCCTGATAATCGGGATTCTAGTCAACTGGTTCATCCTTGGCCCGTTCCTCCGGGAGCAATCCCGCGCGGAACGTGCAATGAGGTCCAGGTAGACTGGATGCCCCGCGAGCCGGGGCCCGGCATGTCGCATGTGCCGGGTGCCCGGCACATTAATTTCACGTAGAAAAACGGTATATTCAGAAAGGAGGTTTTTACATGTCAAAAGACAAGAAACCAAATGAAAAAGGGTGTTCGGAATCGTTCGTCGTGAACCCGATCATGGGAATTGCGCTGGTCGGAATGACGTTCGTGGCCGGACCGGGCTGGATTCCGTGCGCAGTGGCTTCCCTGGCCCTGTCGAACATAGTCGGGTACTACACGGAGGAAAAGATAAACGAGCTGGACGCGGTCACGAGGAAACGGCTGAAGGAGAAGACGGGCGTCGACCAGCCGGGAGACGCGTCTCAGGTCGGAGAGCTTGTAAGGAAGACCAACCAGACGATCGGCGTGTTCATTCCGACCGTTCCGCTTGTGTCACTGTGCGCCGGAGTGTACATGGGATACAAGGCCAAGAAACTCGCCAAGGAAGGTGAATGCACCGATCCTGTTCAACAAGAACAAAACATGCTGGGTCCCGGATTCGTCGCCGAGGGACGCTGCTGCTTCTGAACACTTCGGGTCGGCGGCCAGTCCGCCGCCGGCCCGAATTCTTACCCATTGAACTTCCGAAAGGAGAAAACATGACGACAATCGAAGTAAGGGCCGCCGAAGCGGTGGTCCTGATACCAAAGTGCCTGAAAGGCGTCATCGACGCGATCGACAGCCTCAACGAGACGTTGAAGGTGCTGTATGCCCAGAACAGAAAAGACGCGCAACTCGAAGAAGCAACAAAGCACGCGGAGGGGCCAATCGCATGATCCTCAAGCAAATCGACCTGCACAACTACCGCCAGCACAAGGATCTGACGGTCGACTTTTCCGGCAACCTGATCGCCGTAGTTGGCCGAAACGGCAGCGGAAAATCGAATTTCCTCGGGGCCATCCAGTTCGCACTTACAGGAGAGCAGCCCGGCTTTACCAAGGACGATCTGCTGACGTGGGGCGAGGAGTCCGGCTACGTCAAGCTCGACTTCGAGCATGACGGAAAGCCTTGTTCCATCACACGCAAGATCGAAAAGCCGTCCGCGACTCTGACCGTCGGAGACGAAAAGGTTACAGGTGTCGCCAAGGTAAAGGAGACGCTCGAATTGCTCGGAATCGACAAGGACGTTCTACGCCAGTCCGTGTTCGTAAGGCAGACCGAGATCGAATCGTGCCTGTTCACGGATCCCAGGGAACGCGAACTGGCGTTCCAGAAGCTGATAGGGCTCGGAGACGCGGCGAAGCACAACAAATTTCTCACCGACTTCCTTACGGCCGTGGATAAGCCGAGGGACATGTCGGAGGAGCTGTCTCGCCACATTGCGGCGCGTGAAGAGCAGATCGAGACGCAAAAAAGGCTAAAGGCACAGTCCGACGAACTCGGTGAGCGCCTGTCCAAGGTTCCGGACGACACGGAGGCCCGCAAGAAGGTTTCCCTGCTGCAGGAGCGCATCCAGCTTGCAAAGGCTGCGATCGCCTCCATGAACATGGCAGACCTTGCGAAGGCCGCGCGCGAAAAGTTCCAGAAGGAGCACGAGAACGTCGTACTGACGACGTTTCCGACGGACGACATCCAGAAGAGGATGGACGCCCTCCACATGGAGCTTGCGAACGTGCAGTCCAACGAACTCGGCAACCGCTATCGTCTTGAGGCGAAGAACAACTTCGACAAGGCGAAGGCCGTCGTGGACGGTATCGGAGACGTTTCCGGCAAGATCCACGAGTACGAAAAGGCCATGGACAAGCTTGTCCAGGTCAAGGCCCACAGAGACCAGGCGCAACGCCTTGCGAGCGAAGCGCCCGCCGGCAACATCTGCCCGCTTTGCGGTTCGACTACCGACCACAACATCAAGGAGGAGATCCAGCGTTCCATCCACAGGGACGACGAGATGATCCGTGAGTTCGAGGAGTTCTGCGCCGAGAGGGCCCACTTCATCACAGACAACCAGAAGAAGGAGCAGGCCGAACGCGACATGCAGCGGTGGAAGGCCCGCATGGACGAGCTCGGACCTGAAGTCAAGTGCCGCAGCGCCAAGGAAGTCAATACCGACATCTTCAACG